GAATCGTAATGTGTATAAATTGAAGTGATATTACCTTTCTTATCTATTTTACCAAATTGACCTCTTGTGCCCTCTTCGATAAGTGTAACTGCTTCGTTAATTTCAGCACCTCTTAATCTATTAAAAAATTCTGATCTTTGCTCTTCTGTCAATTCTTTGATTGAAGCTACTTTAAATTCAGATAAGAGTGCTTTAAAAGCCTCTGCTTCATTAGTTCTTTTTACGATCTTTTCTTCTTCTAAGTGTCTAGTTTGAGAAATCTTTGCTTCGGTAGCAAATTGATCAAATGATTTTAACTTTTGCATATTATTGTTTTATTTTTATATGTTATTATTTTATTATATATCTCCTTCAAAATCGACATTTTTAATATCGTATTTGAATTTCTGTTCTCTATAGATGCGTTGACGCTCCTTTGCATGTCGCATTAAATAATTATCCCAGTCCTGAGAAGATAAATCATCTACAAAATCAATAATATTAACAGAGTCCTTTGAGCTATGTTGTCTCAGACCTCTACCAATTGATTGTCTAATAATTACCTCTGATTTAAATGATTCTGTAAAGAAGATGTTATGTATTTTCTTAATCGAGATACCCGTAGAGAAGGTACCGTATGAAGCGACTATGACGACATCTTCACCTGCCTCCATTTTTTTCTTATGTTCTTCGCGAATATCTTGATCAATACCTCCATCAACATAGTAAACTGTTTTATCACTTTCTCTGCGAAGTTTTTCATATATTTTTTTACCATGCTCAATGCGATGGAAAAGGACGAGACTATTACCGCGTACTCTGGAAATAATACTAGTAATAAAGTTAAGGCGGCCTGGTGAATTGATAACATAATTCTGCTCAAACTTAAAAACATCTTTGCTTTCATATCTGTTTTGGGACATTTCTCTAAACGCATCTTTAGTAGATTGCGGAGCATAGTCCATTTTTATAATTTTTACTTTACATCCTGCGATATGCCCCTCATTTTGTAGATAGTTTGCACTAATCTCTGTAATTAATGGACCTGTATATGCCATAAGTGTTAGCCTATCTAATGTACCTTCTTTTGGTATAGTACCAGATAAACCATACTTGTATTCTGCGTTAACACATTTTTGTAAGATGGTTTTAATAGAAGCTGATTTTGCTTTGTGGGTTTCATCGACAATAACTGCGTCGAATTGTTCAAAATATGCCTTTTCTTTTTTAACAAGAGACTGATATGTACCGATAATAACATTTCTACCTGGCCTAATTTTTTGGCCGCTATAAATCTGCTGTACTTTAATATCTATTGCATTCCTGTAATTATAATCTAGGAAATCTTCGCTAGCCTGTACAACCAAAGAAACATTGGGCACGATGAATAGTATTTTTCCTGCCTTTTGCTTTTCTAGTAGATATGCAACTGTTAAAAAAGAGATGAGTGTTTTACCAGCAGAAGTTGCCAATTCACTTAAACATCTTTTAAATTTTAGAATATTGAATGCAGCCTCTATTTGATAGTCTCTCGGGGTAATTTCTGATTTTTCAAAGAAATCAATTGCCCATTGGGTAAACTTTTCTTGATTAATATTGGTATCGAATATTTCTGTAATACCTTCGAGTTTAAACTCAAATTTATAGTCCTTGCATATACCCATGACTTCTCTCCATAGACCGGAAGGAATCCACTTATCATCTTTAATATAGGAAACATAACCGTCCCACAACCCTTTTTTAACTAAGGGGTTGAAACGCCATGACTCAATCCTCTTATTAAGAGAAATATTGAGTTGTTCTAATTCTAATTCAGTTGCTACATCAATACGAAGCAACTGTTTGTTTTCAGTTAAACTAAGCTCCACATTGTTAGAGCATTTTTATTTTTCGTTATAGATCTTTTAATGCAAGTCTATTACGAATGGCAAAGCCCATATTATCTAGGGTCTTAACCGAGTCTCTAAAGAATTCCACTTGGTTTTCTAAATGAGATAGTATCATATTTTCGTCGGCGAGATCGGTTTCAATAAACTTCTCTTTTTGTTTTTCGCCTAATTTGTAATCGTATTCATAATATCTAATATACGCTTCTCGGTACCTGACATTAACTTTATTCTTTTGTTCCTTAACTTTCATATTTAAGTATGATATCTGCTCAACTAATGATTGGCGAGAAGAAAGAACTTCAGCAATAGTTTCCTCCATGGTATTTAAGTTTCTTAAACTCTGAGATAGCCCTTTAATAATATTGGTCCACTCTGTTCTTTGACTACTTAATTTCCTATCTAATGCTAATATATTCTCTTTGCTCATACTAAAATAATGATTTCTTGCTAGGATCTGGTTTGATAAACTTAGAGATTATTTGTCTCTTTTTAAATTTGGGTTTTGGAAACTCTATATCTGGTGAATTAACTGTAAGATCTAATGGTTGAAAATCAATTAAGAGTTTCATACCTTTAAATCTATCACTGTCTCTTTGAAAATCGTCTAAGTTGTCTTCAACCATATTACTAATATCTTCTATACGTACCATAGATCCAATTGACTTGATGTGAAATATTGATCGATCTTTTTGTGAGCGTTGATTTTAAGCTCAAAACATTTCAATATTAAGTCATTTAGATCTTTAATATTATATGTATCTAGCTTATTTTCCTTAAGAAATTTAGACCACATAAATACTGGTCGTCCTTTCTTAAGCTTCTCAGCCATCTTCTTTTTACCTGTTACATCATTATCAAACATGTACCTGACTGTTGGTATCTCATCAAAATCATCTGTTGATCTACCAGCGGTAGCTAGCGCCAGTGAGTTGGTCATAAACTTAGCATCTAATGGCCCCTCGAACATTGTAATGGGTCTTTGAAAGTTTAATTGCATAATACCAAATAGTGTAGATATCTTGGTCAAGTTATTTAACTCATCATTTGTCATATCTAGTGGTTTACCCATTTCTTCATATATTTTAGGTAAATCATATGTTAGATATCTTTGACCATAACCTTTCATTCTACGTGTTTGTGCTCCTATAATTTTGTTATCAGTACTAAAGTTTAATATCCATAAACGATGTTCTTTTTCTGAATAAAGAAAATCATCTACTCTATTGTGGAGTAATCTTGCCTTTAATTGAAACCATATCCAGTCACCGGGTACTATCGGTTTTGCCTTAAAATGTTTTTTAAAGTCATCGATATCAATTGCTAAATTATGGATCTCTTCAAGACCTTGATGTTTTAAAACTGACTCGGGATTTACTTGTATCTTATTTTGTTGAATGTAGTCAATGACCAAAAAAGAGTCATCGCTATTCGACATTTTAATATCATGATCCTTTAAAAAAGTATAAAGATTTGTGTGGTGGTTGCAGTTATAACAATGGTACTGTAATGTATCCCAGAATATGTTACCACGCTTGGCGGTATCATCTTTGTAGGAGTCGCCACAATAGGGACATGCAAGGGTTATTCGCCCATGCATGTCCTTTAGTAGCTTCTTGTTAGGTTCAGGATGTTTTTGAGATACTACTTCTTTAAGTGCATACCTTATTTTATCCTTTAACTCTTCAGTAAGTTGTATATTAGATGTCGAGGTCATTCAAAAAAGAATCTAGATCGTCATCAGATGAAACGCTTGAAGTTGATTCTGTTTTTGCTGGAGCTTCCACTGGCTTTTCTGCTACCGCAGTTGCCGACTGTGTTGCTTTTTTAGGAGCACTCGATGTCATCTCAGCGATAGAGCTGCCTGGATTGATGTACATTCTCAATACGTCATTAACGAAAGATCTTGTATCTTCATCCCATGCTTGGTAATCATAACCCTTTAAGGAAGGAGCAGCTTCTAGCTCAGCCTTAATTGTTGTCATGGTCTCTTTGTTACGCTCTGCTGGTGCATCACCCATAATAATAGCTGATTTACTTGCTGAGAATTTAGACTTGTCATAGTTGTTGTAGTCACCTTGGCGAGTAATGATTAACTCAAAGTTCTTACCTTCAAAAAGGTCAAATACTTGTGTTGGTTCACCAAAGTCTGGTTTCAATTCTGCATCAATCTTCTCTTTGATCTTATAACCAAATTTAAATACTTTGTAAGTACCTTCTAGATCTGGGTTCTGTGGATCTTTAATGATCTTGATTAGTGCATAATATTGCTGACGTCTTTTCAATTTCTCTGAAGACTTGCGGTCAACAGCTGAATCTGATTTACGTAGCTTCCAAAATACATCTGCAATAGGACATTTCTCACCAACAGTAGATGGACTATCAACTAGTTTACCATCACCGCTTGAGTTAGTTAGCCAGTGTACGTATTTTTGGATTAGGGAATTGCGAGGGTTTTCTGGATTAGGAACAAAACGAATTAATGCTTTGTAAGTTCCGTCTTTACCGTCGTCTGCGGTTGGTTTGTAGATCTCGTTAGTAGAACTACTTGCTTGTACTTGGTGGGTTTCTACGTCTTCCACACCTAAGTTAAAAATGTCAAATGAATCACTCATACCTTTTAGTTGTTTAAATTTTTAAATTGTTTACCTTGAAATTACTTTCAGTTCTTATAATCGCGTACTAAAAAAAGTTTCAACTATTAGTCAATGTTAAAATACTATTACCGTTCTCTTTCCATCTACCGTCCTCGAGCTTAAGCAGCCCTGCTTTGTGGAGTAGTTCTTCACGCTCAGTTGTTGTGATCCTATTTTCTCGCACCATCGTTATGAGGGCTTTATTGAGATGGATGAGTTCAGTTGTAGCTAACATTTTAAATAATTGTTACTGTTTATTAGTATACATATTATATATCTGAATTGCTTTTTGTTTCATCTAGAGCTTATTTTTATTTTTTTTTAAATAAATTGAAACAATTCTGAGCAACTAGCATATAATAAATGTTCTTTAAGTCAGAGACAGATTAGGCTGGAGGGTTGGCCATAAAGGCAACTAGGAAATAAGCGTCGACTAGATCGTCTAACGGCTTTGGGATCTTCTTCCCGACTTCAAGGTCTTTCACAATTTTCCACAAAGGGCTTTTAGCTAAGACCGGGTCTTCATTCACATTTCTTTGAAAAGCCTCAAACAACTGGAGCTTGTTCATGTTACCTTTACCAGCAAACTTCTTAATAGTAGTCGGGGCCACCGTCATGATGTCTTCGGGATTTAAGGTCTTTAAGAGTTTAAGTTTTAAGATTGCAGCGCCGGCTGCCATGTCAATCATATTATTAGTCCCACCGTTAGAACCATATGAAGTGCCTTCGAATCCAATAGTAAACCCATCACCTTCAAAACTGTTTTGTAAGACCAGGTTTATTATGTCATCTGCCATTCTATCATAGCGCTTAACCTTGAGGAGTTCAGCACTTGAAAACGTTTCGTTATTTGTAAAGTCAGGTTGATCAACTAAAGTGACATCACTTAATAATGATATCTCTTCTTGAAGCCTTTGTTCTGCCTTTGTACCTGTTTTTGGTTTTATATAACTAATGAAATGGTATTTCTTACCTTTATCATTATATAAGCAAATTCCTGGGGAATTAAGAGAAAAGTCTACTGCTAAAAAATTCATTTAGATTCTTTTACCAAGACTAGCACCTAGTGCAGCGCCAACAAGTCTTGAGGTTAATAAATCATAGAAAATACCTTTTTCAATACCTAATACTTTAGCAATCATCTTACCAACTGATTTACCTAAAGCGAAACCAGTAAGACCACCAATAATTGAACCAAAGAAACCTTCATTTGTAATTTCTTCATTAAGCCTTTCAATATCAAAGGTACCATCTTCATTTTTATATTCTAATGCGAATGATTCTAGGGCGGCATCAATCTTAGTCTCTAACTCAGGTGTCCATTCTTCTTGTAGACCCTCGTTAATAAGTTTGATATCCTGTTCTGTGACAGCATTTTCAACTAAGTATGTATTAAATGTTTTCATATTTTATATATCGTTTTTATTCTACTTCTAATCTTAGATTTAATCTATTGTAAAAGAAGGTAACATCAAATGTATTAAATGACGCCACATTCTCTGCAAAATTCAAATTGAGTTCATTAATAGAATTCATAATTGAATCTGTAAATTCCATATAAGCTACCGATGCGCCTTCAGAATCTAAGATTCTTAAAGTCAACGGTTCTATATGTGTTTGTTTAGTTGTTCTTGCGTAATAATACAGTAATGTATCCATCATAATCCAATAATTAATAAAACCATCTAGTAACTGCATAGTCACCGTAAATTCTCTATTAATTACATTTTGAATCGGTAAAGCACCTCTGTGATATCTTTTAGTACCATCATTATCTTCTTGTGATAGTGGATCAAATGAAACACCTGGGATATTAATACCTTGAATACTATAGTTAACAAAATCAATAGGTTCAGATAATAGTCCACCTGGTACTTTATTTAAATACTTCTTATACTTCTGTGCCACTTCCTCAGGAATAAATTTTCTGGGGAATTTAAAATCAAATGCATTATTTCTACTATTAAGAACCATACTTAGTTAATATTAAATTTACCAGATAAAATCATTGTTTCATCCACTCCATTATTAACGCTAATATAAAATGTAGAATTCTTCATACCTCTAATAGTGTTTGCGTTAGCTTCACTAATTTTAAAAAGTACTTCACCTTCACCCATGTTTATATCTTTATTAGAAACGTGATTAAATTTTAATTTTTGTTTACCATCACCAAATGTCATAACTAAGTGTTCAGCATTTTCAAATGAAACGAACTCAACGTCGTCCTCTTTTTTCTTAGCAATTACAAATTTATAGTAAGATGTAAATGGTGGAATATTAATAACTAGGTCGCCTTCTGATTTAAAAGATGATGTGTCTACCTCAGTAATACTTTGAGTCATAATGTTTTCATTAGAGCTATCAAATTGAATTTTAGCACTTGAAGCAATAACGTTATGTCTTTCAACAAATGCAGGTACATATTTTACAGTTCTAGGTAAATTGTCTGTGAATATTCCAGCTATAATTTTATTAGACGCTAATTGTGGTAGTACGTTATAAACCTCTGTCAACTGATTAGGAGAATCAATTTTAAGTTTACTTAATTTTTTACCATATTTGGCAGCTTGATTAACTGATAGACTAGCCCTCTTTACAATCTGTGTATTATCGGTTTGATTCCATATTTTCATAGTTACATCAATAGAAAAGCTAGATGCTATATTACTATTAACAATAACTGGTCTAAAAACAATAGGAGTATTAAAGTCCTCGTATTGTGTGTATGTTGTTTGAAAAGTTTTAACTTCAGTAGTACCTATGTTTTCGAACACGTCAACATCGAATAAAACTGTTATATCATCTGATGTTGAAGTAATTTGATTTAAAATATATGCTTCAAAATTACCAATAGAGTTATCTTTCTCTCCGTATATTTTAAAATAATCTCCATCTGCAGCATCCTCTATAACAACCGTGAAATCTTGAAATTCATCTTCTCTTGAAATAGTAAATTTATTCTCTTCACCAGTAATAAAATAATCATAACCGTTTAGAGTTTCTAATCTATCTATTAATTTAAAAGTAACATTATAATTTGAAGTTGGATCTAAGTCGCTTGAACCGATACTGCCATCACCATAAAAAAGGTCTTCGAATTCAGCATTCTGATCTATTAAGGTTGGAACTTTAACTTCAATAAATTTACTATATAAAGTCTCACCTAAAATAAAAGGTTTAGGATTTGCATATTCATAATTACTAGTATTTAAATAAACCAACTGTGTTAGGTAATTACTTATACCACTATTTCTTTTAGCCCCGATTTGAAATAAGAAACCTTCATAACCCCTGGCAGCAAAACTATAACCACTTCTCAGGTGTAGTCTAATACTATCATACTTAATATAATTAATATTAGCAGTTGCATTAGTTTGTGAATTTAAAAGGTCTGTTTCATTTCCACCGGCCCAATTAACATTGTTGTTGATATAATTAAACATATCATAATCGCCGGTTGAATCATAACCTATTAATGCATACTTTGTGCCTGTGTTATCTGACTGCACAGCATGATATCTACCGATAGTCTGGTTAATATCATTGCCTGTATTTTCATCAGGACTTGCAAACAGAGGATTGGCTCTAGTATCAACGATTACTTTACCACCCTTCAGTCCTTCATATGTATATGAAACCGTACCATTTTGAGTTGGTGTAAATTGTCCGATTTGAGTTACGCTTGAATAAGAGTAAATTCCTAAAGATCCACCGATGTTGAATAATTCGGGATTGGGCAAAGCACTTAGATTAAACTTATAAGTTTTACCATTTTGCAATAAGAGAGTTCTCGCTGCAAAATTTTCAACAGCTAAATAGCCACTTACCGAAGTTACATCAAAATTTACTACCGCGCTACCTAATTCATTAATTAAGTGTCGCTGTTGTGAAGCATCACCTTTAACTGTATCTAAGAATTTAACCTCACTACCGTTGTCATCAACTTCTATTTGATACTTAGAAGGATTGCCTTGGTCGTGGTATATAAATTCAAGTAAGATGTCTGAATCTAAATAAAAATATCTTGATGATTGTGCCATTATTTATATTAATTTTAAAATCTTAACCATTTAGGAGAATAATATAATCCTAATCCGATTGATGGACCAGTACTTATTACTTGATTGTTGTTTAGATTGATTCCATAACCGATACCAATCCCTATTGCCCAACCACCTTTTTTGGTAGGCTTTTGATTAAGTCTAGTATTAATTAAATTAATATTTTCTATATTACTAAAAGTTAATCCTGGATATGATGTAGAAATTTTTAATTGATCTGCTCCGTTTATTCTTTCTATGGCTGCTAATAGACTAATCGTATGTTCTATATCAAAAGAAGCATTTCCATAATTTAATCCAGTATCATGTCTTGTTATCAACATATTACCCATTAAATTTCTAGAATTACCATTACCAAAATCATCGAACTTAGAAAATGTTAATTTAGTTGTCGTTGAATCCACTTCAGATGATGTTACGTTAGCCAATAAACTATCTTTGATATCTATATCAGCTGATAAAAGAGTATTAACTTTGTTTAAATCCTTATTTAAATTAAGAGCCTTTCTGTATTTTAAAACTAATTCATTTTGATCATCCTTTAAATCGTTAATATCAAATTCATAAGATCTTATTTTCGATATTAAATTACCATTTTCTGCTACCAATTGATTAACAGAATCCTTTGAAGCTAAATAATTATTTAAATTTCTATCTGCTGTTTGTTGAACTACCTCTAAACCATGTTTAAGATTTTCAGTTTGATTACACTGTCTTAGAAACAATAAAACAAAAAGAGCACCCAATACAAATGTAAGGGTGTTCCTATTGCTGATTATTTTTTTAATTATATTCATTTTTATTTATTCTTGAATTCCGTTAAAACCATCGTCTTTACCAAGTACGTCCTCATCCATTACGTTATGTACTAGGATTCCGCTTGCAAAATATACATCTTTATTTTCAACATTAAATGCATAAGTCGTAAAAGGCGCTTCTGTCTGAACCAATACGTTAGAGTTTACTAATACCCATTCATTGTTTTGATTTAACATACTATCACCAACTAAGACATCTTTAATTACTTTAAATACAACTCTGTCGTCAGATGTTTTAACTAAAACTGGGTGTTCTAACGTAAGTTGTAGTTCTCCATTGTTTATGTCATAATATGAAGAATAAGTATCTACATATATGTCATTTACCACAGCACTTGTATATTCATCAGAATAGTCAGCGGCTGAAATATTAAACTCTCTGTATATTGTTTCTACATCGCTTAAGCCGTTAATAGCCAACGATAACAGTGCATCTCCTAATACAATATCCTCTACTTTTTTAGTTTCTCCATTCGCTAAAGTAAGTAAATCACCAGCTAAGTGACATCCACCACCACCGGTACCGCCACCGCCGGTGTCCACATAAGTTGTTGCTGTCGGGAATGGTGTTGGTGTTGGGTTTATAATTTCTTCAGAAGTTGGGCCCATAATTTCTCCAGAATCAGATTCGAGTACACAGTACCATGTGTCGCTTGTGCCATAGGGTGCAATTACAGTACAGTCAACATTCGTATTATTTATAGGTGAAAAAGTTTTAGTAAACCTATAAGTTCCATTAAATACATTAGGGTCTATTGTTACATTTGGACCAAATACGTTTGTTCCATCAACGCCCTCAGTATTAAAATCACTAGGTGCCACTGGACTAGTCTCACCATCAGCTACAATTGTATACGCTACATCAGTACTAAATGTCTGAGGTGTAAATACAAATCTATTACCAGACGTTGTATTAGTTGCGAACGTGAACGCTGGGGTCGGTACAACCGGAGTTGCAGTCGGTACAACCGGAGTTGCAGTCGGTGAAGCCGGAGTTGCAGTCGGTGTTATTACCGTACCACCCGCTTGAGAAACTGATATAGTATCAGTAGTAGTTGTATTACTGTGCCTAACCGTTAACGTGGCAGATCTGGATGTACCAGAATTAGCCGCCACAGTAATAATCCAATCATTACTAGTACCTACTTGATTTATGGTAATCCAGCTAGGCGGAGTATCCCACGAATAGGATGTGCCTAAAGGTGTGATATTTACCGTTCTTGTATAATCGTTTGCTGCCATGTTATTATTTATGTTTTTATATTTATCTTGTTTTTTATATTAGCTTAAACCGCCACCTCCGCCACATGCATCAAACGTGAATGTATAAACATTTGATATAACGTCTGGTAAGCCTGACCTAAGTTGTATTATTCTAAAATATTTAGTAGTATCACATGAGTTTGCAAAAATTAATCTCCTAGGTGAAGTACAATCGCCGGTATTACTACCCCACGGGCCTGTCGGTGATAATGAGTTTTGCACGGTAACTCCTGTACAATTTTCGATATCGCTCAATGTCCAATCGACATCAACTTCATCAGGATATGATAAAGATCCAAGGTCAGACAATACCCTATTTAATACTGCTGTTGCTGGAATTGGCGTTGGAGTCGGTGGAACCGAAGTTGGAGTAGGTGTTGGAGTTGGGCCTGCACCTGAGCCACTAGTTGGCGTTGGAGTTGGAGCAACATTAATCAACGTTATCGTCCACACTACTTTAACATTAGAATCATTAGGGTGTGTTACAGTTACGTTGTATACCTTTCCAAGCGTTGATGCACTTGTAACCACTCTTATTCTATTCAGACTTGGTTCCATTGTAATCGTTAAACCAGCCTGATCAACAGACACGTTACTAGAACTTGGATCTACACCGGCAGGTGTAATTCCGTAATTTAAGTATAATGTTGTTGGTGTGTTATATGGTGCAGTTAGAACATTAGATCCATTTATTGTTAATTCTGCTGAACTAAATGGACTACCATCTGCTTTTGCATCAATATCACCACCAGAAATACTAATAGTATCTGAAGCAGGTGAACCGTCGGCATTTGCTACAATATCACCACCAACAATACCAATACTATCACCAACTGGAGTGCCACAATCAGTACATAGTTCTCTCCACTCAGGAGTACCGCTGTTATTATAATAAGCTTCTACAATATCTAAATCAGTATTAAATCTAATCATACCAATCTGAGGCACAATAGGTCTTTGACCGGTTGTCCCTGCCGGCAATCTTAGATATCCTTTAAATTCTGCATTAATATCAACATCTAAGATACCAGATCCTAATGTTGACAATTTTATATTTGTATCAGCTAAAGAATTTATATTTACGAAATTTCCACTTAAGTTAAATGAAGAACTATTAGCAACTAAAGTTATCTTATCAGTATTGACACCGTATTCTATTAAAGTATTGCCAAATGCATTTTGCCAATTAAATCTGGTATACCCATCTAAAACAGTACTAGTTAATACTAAATTTTTACTAATACCGCCTAGATCGTGATGACGTAATTTTATATAATTTTCAAAAATAACATCTCTACCGATATTTAGTCTAGCATTAGTTTCTATATCACCGTCTGTTAAGCCTTCTTCAAAATCAGAATCACCTAACCATATAATTGGCATATTTAGATCAGTCCCAACTTTAGGTTTTAGAATGCTAACTTCATTATTACCATCATTATTTGTATCTACTTCAACAGTATACCATGGGCTATCAGTAGATCCTGCTACACCCTTTTCACCAATTGGTCCAACTTCACCCTTTTGACCTTTTTGTCCGGTCGAACCGACCTGGCCCTGATCACCCTTTTGGCCTTTAGGTCCAGCAGGCCCGCCGCCATTTGCTAAGATTTGATCAAAATTATAATTAATCTTTTCAAACTTTATAGAGTCCGAATCGCTTGGGTGTAATATCTCTTGAATGTTAATTGCCATTTTATGACTTTATTTTTATCATAGGTTTGATGTCGTAAGAATATCCTAATCTTTTATTATATATCAACCTAAAATTCATAGGCTTTTGTTTATGTGATTTATAAGTAAAATTATTGTCAGGGGAAAATCCTCCGTCACCAATTAAATTAATATCTACAGTGTTTACAATACTCGAAGCACTACCCTTAAAACGTTTAGTGTATAATTGAATAGAATCAACAACAAACTGTGATATAACATTTTTATTAATATAGAAATCAGCGTCGTCATTTAGCGTAGTCTTATCTCCGGCAGAATTTTGTGCGCTTACATAATTTCTAATGGCATTTAATACACCATCAGTCCTTAGAATTCTAGTAGCAACGTCTGTGATATAGAAATCAGCAATAATTTCATTTTCGTCTTCAAACATTAATACTTCTGTATCATTGATAGAGTTTTTTAAGATCTCATCCAATTCTTATTTACTTTCAATAACTTGATAGTTAAACGAATAAAGATTATATTCATTCTTAACTTTCATAGCAGTTGATGCTAAGTAAGATCTTTCTTCTGTATTGTCTACGGTTCCTGGAACATCTTCGCTTTTTCCACCTGAAAGAGATCTAGTGTAGTAACCAAAATCCCATGAAGATCTAAATACATTAACATCTTTTTTAGAAATTGCAATCTCATCAATTAATGGATATAGTGGTAATTTATCAGAAGACTCTGACAATTTAGTAATACCAGTAGGATTAGTTTCATTTATTTTATGATAGAAATGATTTTTAATTAATCCCCAGCTACCGTCATGTACGCCACCGTCTTGTATAAACCCAATATTAAATGTAGTACCACATCGATTGTATCTTTCATAATAAGCTTTAGCCGTAGTTAATTCGTAACTATTTGTAAGAGAGTGTTTGTACATTATTGATTCAAAACCAACTTCTCTTTGATCTGCACTTGCTTGAATTCTATTAGATTTAAAATGAGTATACATGTCTGTGAATGTAACAACTGGTCTAAAATCTACCGTATATGCTCCAGCGTGTCTAATCAAGAATGGATAATATAAAGCATCATCCTCTCTAGTCAAATTATATCCAATAATACCTTTAAACAGTTTATAACTTTTAGGTTTATCATTATCTTCTTCCACAGAAAGAGTTGCATATTTAACTATTTCAGTACCATCCTCGAAATTAATAGTAAATCTATTATTATTAATTGTACCATCTTCCTCGACCGTAGTATATGTAACACTATCATCGTTTAAGTTAATCATGTTGGCTACACTGTTTATAGAAATCTTATTTAAAATAGTTTCATGTATATTAGTACCTCCATCGACATATGAATATTTTATTCTTCTTTGGATGTTATTAGGTAAATATGCTACGTCTAAAACATCGTCTGGATCGTTTACATTAACTGGAGGTCCAACAACTTTAATGGTACTTGAGTTTTCAACAGAGTACACTTTAAACTTATAGATAGTATTACCAGGCGTAGTTGGATATAAATCCATTAACACATCACCGTATAATCCATTTTCACCTAAAACAATTTGATTTTCAAAATCAGGGATACTTCCGTCAAAATGATTTATACCTTCAATCGTATATGGTGAACCTTCAGAGAAATTTGCAGTATTCCAACTTAATGCACCGTCAAATGGTGTATTCGCATAAGTATAATCTTCTATTGTGTGATCGTATACGATTTTGTGTTTTAATTCATATAACATTTTTCTGTTCATATTACCTTTAATCCAGTAATCACCAAGATTTAAAGTAATGAAGAATATTACAAACTTAAACTTTTTATTTTGTATTATTTCAAATTCAACATCGTTATTAGTAACATCATTATTAGTTTTTAATAGAATACTAAACTTATATCCATTAAACTCACTGCTTTTCACAAAGTCTAGCGCGGTTTTATTGGTAAATTCTTTTCTATTTTTTAAGACAACTTTTAAACCTTTAAATATAGTACTCGCAAAGGCACCAGTATCTCCGCCGTCAATTAAAGTATATTTCTTTTTAAGGTCAGTCTTAAAAAACGTGTTATTAATATCATCTGGGTTTAAATAACCCCTAGTATACCCGCCGAATGTATCATATATGCCCTGAACATCATCACTGTTTAGATTCTTTTCAAATCCTTCAGTAATCATAAATTTATCAAAATAATTATTCTTAGTACTCTTAAATAAATTTGGAGTTAATTCAAAATCCTCTATAAAATTAATATATGAGAATGTGTTGTTTAATTCATCATATCTTAAATAACTAGGTTTCTTCTCCATATAGAACCACTCATGTGTCATATCATCTTTACTACGTTCAGTAGCACTTAAATCAGGTGAAAAGTTTGTTCTACCAAATGCTTCGTTAGTATTTAGATAATAAGGTTGATCTCTAACTGTTAAAGAATCTTTTAAAACCCATTTGTTTATATTTGGAACCACTCTCGAATTAGTGGCAAACTCTTTTAATTGATTCTCTTTTAGTCTATCAAATTCACTAGTTATAATTTCAGCAGAAATATCATCAACAGATTCTTCTGATAAAATACCAGATAAATTAGAGAAATAATTAATAGGTTTTAGTGGATAATTATCGCTAAAAATATCATTAGCAGATAATGTTGTATTGTATTCTCCCGTAATTGGATCAATATTAAGTATGGCATTTTCATATGGTTCATATGCAATATTTGCCGTAGTTTCATAATCTAGTTCTTTTAGATCTGAGTTAGTAGTATCATAAAAGTCAAAGTTCATATCGTATATGTTATATGCTGAAAATAAACCAATTTTTACAATATTCTCACTAAATACTCTAGCCTCCCCGTCTTTAATATCGGATTTTAAGCTTAATATTAATTTTGATCTAGTAGAATTAGGTATACTTATATCCTCTACAATATCTATTACTTCGTTAAATATACCAGCATATTTAGTTTCTAAATAATCTCCTACTGAAATTTCGCTTAATGTTGTATTGTTTATGTAAACTGATTTACTAGTAGAATTACCTCCGTTTAAATAATGAGCATCCCACTTAGAAAGAATGTAACCCGCACCTTTTCTTAATTTTAAAATATTATTAAAATCAATATTGTCAACATCTATAAAATCAATTACATTTTCTTTGTTAACTAAAACAGCATGTTGTAATAACTTATATCCAGGAACCCTAGCTTTAACCCAAAGATCAGACCCGATATTATAAGCATCTAAAGGACTATCATCTGCATGAATAACTCCTGCTAATGCAGAGGCAATATCACTTAATGTACCTTGGTTAGAGAAGAATTTTCCACTATAAGTTCCTTTCGGTAAAGTATAATTAGCAGAATATGTTCTGTTTTGAATATTAATATTGGTTTGAATTTGATCAACTCTTATTATAGAACTTATAGCTCCGGTTACCGCCATGTTTAGATCACCTAGGTTTGTTTCAATCTCAGTTAAAACAATAGACTGTGATTGATAATCAAAACTAATGTGGTAATTACCAACAGCACTAGTCTTTCTGTAGATTGTTATTTTATCTGGATCACTTATCGCCGACTCAATATTACCAGCAGTCTCCTGAAGAGTAGACCCTAACAATAAAGAATTATCAAATAAATTGTGAGTTCCCTGTGAATCTTCTAATCGAATATTAATACCCTCTCCCGGTGTTTGTTTAATAAAAGTAAATTTATAAGACTCCTCTCTTGATGCTACCACAGCAATTTTATCATTACTGTCTGGCACATCTACAATAGACATTTTAACAAAATCGTAGCCTCTTTCGTCATTTTTTATTAGATCGACAGATTTGCCAGTATGTGATATACCTATAGTGCTAGGAATATCTCCAGTAGAATCATCAATTCTAACTTCTAGATTTAGAGAATCATAAAGACCTGAATTAGATATCTTATAGTATACACCATTAATTAATACATAACCAAGCGTTGGCGTAGTACTCATTTGTTTATGTGTTGGAATTGCAGTTGTTGGTTTACTTGGATTTACCAAAGACGAAACCCCTGCGAATTTAATAACATTATTAGATATTGAACTTATTTCACCAAAGCCCGAATCTATATCATCTACGTAAAGACCGAAATACCTATTAATGCTATAATCGCTAGAATCATTATCATCAAATAAAAATTCTAAGTTTAAAAGATTGGCACATAAAATATTGTTTCTTCTAAAACCGTCTGTGATAAAGTCATTAGCTTCAATTAAAGCTTTATCAGTCTCTACGAAGTCTTTGTAGATATATTCACCCTTACTAGTTAATTCACCAGAAGACAAATCAATACCATTATAGTTAGTAACTTCATTTTTGCCAAGCGAAACAGTAATAGGTGATTTAGGGAATGTTTCCTGTTGTACATGTGCCCTGATGTATTTACCCAGGTTTGATTTTTTAGATAAATCAAAAGTTTTGATAATCTCAGCGTTCCTTAATATCTCTTGAATCCTCCTAGCATTGTCTAAAGTAACACCAGATGCATCAACACCCCCTGGGTTTTTAACTTTAAATATAACAAAATTGTTTGGCATGTTATTATCAGCCCAAATAGGTGCCAACATCCTATAACTCTCATCGTAGTTTTTAGAATAATTATATGTAGTACCATATTGATACTCTTCCTCTATTTGTTTATTATAAGAATCTAATACTGTCAAGTCCGACTCGGATCTTTTAGTTAAATAAACAAGATCAGATGTGGTGCCGTTTTTCTTAAAGAAATTAGCAACATCGGTTGAATAATTACCATTAGGATTTATTGGACTCTTCTTGTATTTTATACCAGCTAAATCTTTACTAGCACTGATACTTTCCATATAAACTGAACCATCTGAACTTGTAACTAGTTTAACGTTACCTGATAATTTGGGGTTAGTTCTTAATAGTGGTTTAGCTACATTGTCTAATTTATAGTTAGTTTCTGTTTTAAAGTTTGGTCCAGCAGAAACAGTTTCATAACCCTCAACAAACGGGAAAGTATATGTAGTTGTAACGCTTGAATTATCACCTATAACACAGAAACTAGATGCTATACTTTCATATACATCAACTTTAACTTCACTACTTAAACCTATTTCAACGCCAGCTGAAACAACTGGCCTTTGTTGAGATGTGATACCTGAATCCTTAAGCAGGGCAATGGCATCGTCAATATCTTCTGCGGTTATTTTAACACTATACTCTAAACAACTATCAAAGCCGCTGGTCTTGATTACATTACCAAATGATAAAGTATCAATAAATGTTTTTATATAGCTACCAGCATCACTAGAAACGTCCGTGTGTAGTCCATTAATAACATATATTGGCCAGAATAAAGTTTCTGTATTATTACCAGCCTCAGGCCCTTCTATTTCCGGATTTAATGAATAAAAACCATAAAATACATTTATATCATTTACACCAGGTTCCGGTCTAGATATGGTATTATTAGTTATGTTGGGCTTTATATAAGTCGAACACTGACCACTCGATACTATACTTGATCCGGAAACAGTAAGTCCGTCTGAGTCATAACCATACCATTTTAAATTAGCGCCATCGCCTGGATTTTCCCAAATTAAATAGCCAGAAAGATCATTAAACACATTTGATTCAAATAAATCTATTTGATCTTCGCTAGTTGCACCTAATTCAGTTTTATAAACAGGTGTGTTAGATTTAGCTAATCCTAAAAGATCAGTAAAAGGCGCAGTACCCTCTGGTCTAACATACCACAAAGTGGTGTTCGTAACAACGCCGTTACAAAATTCATTTATACTAGGATCTGATAAATTTGATTTGTTAGCTACTAAACTATATGTAACGTTAACAATATCCTCTTCACAATACCATTCAAATGTTCCGATAGAAGTTAATCCCCAATCATTAACCAAAGATCTTTTATAATATGTGCCAGCAGGAGCTTCGCTGTAAATACCACTATCAATTAAACCTATCGTACTAGCGCCTCCGGTACTTGTATATAAATCTGAATAATATTCACTAATAAACAGAGGTGTGTTGTCAGCTACTAATTGAGGAAGTGTTTTTTGAGACGCGCCATCATACCATACTGTTATTTCTTGATAATCTTCAGCACAATGTGTTATTGTGTTAGTTGCATATAAAACCGCAGTAGAACTAGAGTTTACCGAAACAGTACATGGAATAATACCATTAGTTACAATTTGACCGCTGCTGTTAATTTTTAATACACTTGTGGCACTATTATCTGAGACAGTAATATACACATCTGTCGCGTTTGGTGGTGTAAATTTATTTAATAAAGATTGATCATAAAAAATAGAATCACCGCCAGATAATTGAGCAACATTATTTGCCTGCACGGTACTTCCGTAGCCAGTCGCCAGTGTTGGAGCGATACACATTGTATTAGGATCACTACCGAACGAGCTTATCTGAAAACTAAATACAGGAGAATATTCAACCTCAATATTGATAGTTGTTGGTGCAGATTCAGCGCCTTTGGAATCAATTGCTTTAATTACCCAACTATCATTACCAAAATAACCTGCATTAGGGGTATATGTAGCCTTTATAGAAGTGTTATCGTTTTGAACAAATGATATAGTTCCATTAGGGGTTGCTGTTATTTGTATAAACGATACTGGATCACCATCAGCATCTGTCGCATTTACAATAAACATACTAGTGGTATTTTGTAAAACACTCGTACTGGTTGTGGTTATAACTGGTGCAGAATTCTCTGGATTAATAGTTATGATAGCAGGTGCAGATGTTTGATTTGCAGAATCTGTTACGGTAAACGTAAACGAATCAGAACCTACCAGTGTTGAGGTATGTGTATAAGTTACTATATTACCTACAATAGTATATGTTCCTTTGGTAGGCGCCGTTACTATATTGTACGTTAAATTATTAGTATCAAAATCATCAGAACCAGATAGTGTAATAGTAACTATATCATTCCATGCCACATCGTATGTTGCACTAATAGCAACTGGTGGATTATCTGATGTTGCAGTTGGTGTGGGCGTTGCAGTCGCTGTAGGTTCAGGTGTTGCAGTCGCTGTAAGTTCCGGCGTTGGTGTCGGAGTTGGAGTTACTACTTCAGTTTCAGTAGGTGTAGGCTCAACTTCTGTCGCAGTCGGCGTAGGTGTAGGCTCAACTTCTGTCGCTGTCGGCGTAGGTGTAGGCTCAACTTCTGTCGCTGTCGGCGTAGGTGTAGGCTCAACTTCTGTCGCAGTTGGTGTCGGAGTTACTACCGCACACTCCTCAATTTCAATGACCTCACCAACGGAACTGATAAGTAATACAACAGTATCATCACTTAATCGCCACCAAAGATCTTGTCCATCAAATTGTGTCCCAAGTTCTAATCCAGGAGTCGTAAATAGTAGTGTACCTGCCCCTAGCGCGCCTTCATGAAATAATTCAGATAATTCAGTTGTTCCGGTTGCGCCACATGCTGTTATAGCACTTGAATAACCTAGATCAGTTTTTAATATGATTGATGCCATTTAGTTAAATCTTTTTATACACAGTCCACCTGTCTGTATTATATATCCAGATTTATTATGTGGCGAATCTCGTCAACTTTGCGGCTCTAATAGAATTTAAGTTTTTACCCTTAGGACTGTATTTAGCGAATACTTCTAGATCAAATGAGAACTGTTGATCATATTTATCAAATATATCTAAACCAATCTTTTTGGTATATGTTAAGTTAGGGAATTTTAGTTTAGCCTGTCCACCGATTCTACCAATATCACTTGAAGCATCGTTACCGTAATAATCAGTCATTCTATATTGGAATATGATATCAACAGACAATGCATTGGAATTATCTAATGTGGCTACTCTACCCTTAATTTCTTTTCTACTCTGCTTGCTGTCACCGCCAACACTTAATGTATTTAAGTTAATCGGTGATAAGAATAAGAAAGCTCCACAAGAACGACCACCTAAAAGATATTGATCATTAGCGCCAAACGACATTTTAAAAGTCCTATCGCCTTCTGTTATTAAATTAGAAGTTTTTTGGAATGCTAATTGTTTAGTAGCTTTAATTGAATTAACAGCAGATGGTGAAAAAGAATTTCCAATTAATGGACTACTATATACAAACGAAGTTCCACTCGCATACGTTGCACTTATAGGCATCGTATATATTGCATTGTTAACCATTGATTGTATATTAGCCCTTTGCTCAGTATCACTAACATTATTTTCGTTTACTGCAGTTTCCTGTGCATCAGCGTATAGGTTTTCTAAATCCGGGTGGTCTTTATGAATAAACAAACCGTTGTTGTAATTTGCAGAACCTATTAATGCAGACGATGAAATACTACACACATCAACTTTTGCTGCTGAAAATTCTCCGCTTAAGTTAGTTACTCCGCCATTATTGTATCTGCCAAAAGTTCCTGTCCATATAAAATCAACAGATGTACCATTACCAGTTGGAGTAATTAAATCTACATTTGACGTCAATGGTTGGAATTCCGCGTAATTTAGTGAGTATTCATAATTATTTAATGAAGATCCCGTAGTAGATAATAGAGACTCTGTTATGTATAGTGGGTTTTGATTAGAAACATCCATAAATCTAGAGTATACAAATTGTCCACGTCTTTGTGCCGATTGGTATGGTGCTTCAGCCAACAAATCATAAGATTGAATCGACTTAGAATCTATATTTTGATATTGAATAGGAACCAAATCATATTTACCTTCTGATGTATAATAGTTGTCTGAGCTTATTTTATTATCTGTGTCATTTGCTCCATTATCATTTAAGGTAACACCAAACCCGTTATCTGCAATAGCAGAACCTGCTGCAGAAGATCTGTATGCCGGTAGATTTCTATCACCAACCAATCTAGAAACTAATTCTAATTTAGTGGCCTTGGTGTTTTCTAATAAAAGTTTAAATGTTTTAGTAACAATATGTCCTTTCTTAACTGTTAAACTTGCAACCTCATCTGCGTAATATCCAGCGAAGATTTGATTTTTAGTACCGTTATTAATAACAGTAACCGTACCGTCCTCGTCCATGATTTTAACAACCAATTCACCGATTTCAACTTCAACAGTACCTTTAAGTGCTGCTATTTGTGCTTCTAATTCGGCAATCTTATCATATACTGAAATTGGTTTTTGTTCAGCTGAAAGAAAACCAGACGCAATACTTGTAGCGTTGTGCGCATAATATTTTTCATTAGCACTAAAACTATCATCGATATGTGTAAATACGCCTTTAGATGTTAATTCTTCTGAAATTTTAACAGCCGCGGTTTCAGCAGCATTTGATAATAATAAAGATTCAACATTAGTTGTATCGATTTCTGTAATAGGGAAATCAATAGTGATTGCTTCTGACCAATCAGAATAAATCGGGTTAGCAGGATAACCAGCTTCAGAAACGGACTTAACTCTAATCTCTACTAATTCACCTTCGTTAATTGCAATATCTAATTGGTTAAAGTTAACCTCTTGCGCATCTTCAACCAAACTATTTTGCCACTCAAATTTATTTGTAAATGAGTTTCTATATCTGTCCCTAGCTTTAGTTTTAATTTCATTCCAATTTGAGAATACAGCTGTTTTCTCTCTAGTACCTTCGGTAAATGGAAGTTGAGTAACTTCACCTGCTTTTCCACTAGTAGACAAGTATCTATATTGTATAACAAATTGGACAATATTTTGATCTACTGTATCTGCAACTTTTTTTGCACTTGGTACAGACCAGAAACCTCTAACTCTGTATTTAGGCGTAACATTAGTTGCATTAGTACCTGATGCTAAAGATTGAATTTGATTAACAATACTGTTATAAAGATTAGTTTCACTAGTCCTCTCAGTAATAAGAGAGCTTAATTCATTTTTGTCTTTATCTTTTTGAATATTAGATTCATATTTCTTAGTAGAAATCTCAGATCTCTTTTTAACAATAGTTTCATCTAACTTCTTAATCTTTTCTTCAACGTTAACCTTATCAGCTGAAAGTTTCTTAATCTTGTCAGCCGCATCATTCGCTGTTAGGTGCGAGTTAATTTGTACTACCTTAAAGTTGTTAAGATTTAAGGTTGGAGAGTCTGGGGTAATACCCTGTGCTGCCGGTGGGATAGCATCCTCTTTAAGAGCGCTGATGTATCTACCAAAGTCAGCAACTTCAGTTTTGTAATAGTCATCAAGTCTAATTTCTGAGCCATCAGCCTGAATCAGCGTTAATTCATTTGTATATAAGCCAATACCAGGTGACCAGTTTTCAGCTAATATTTTTGAATCCGGATCTATTGCCTTAACAAAAACTATCATCCTCTCGTTAAATCCTACATTAAGGTCAATGTTTAAATTAGCAACATCGTTTTTATAGATACCTAATTGATTCGCTCCGATTTTAATAGACTCATAACCCTCAACCGTTAATAACTCAACTTGATTAGTTGAACCATCAACTCTTGTAATTTTATATCTAGTGTTCTTAGTGCCGCTCTGAACCATAAGTTCATCACCTGCTTTTAATACCTCAGTATCTTTAAGATCCTTAGTGGCATCAGTATATGTTATTTTATCTAGTGT